CAGTAGGATCATTGCTAAATCCAAAGTCAAGACCATAGGCTACTAGCTTTGCCTCCTTTGGGATCTGCTTGCAAGTACTGAAAGTATATACCAAGGCTCTGCTTTGTCCCCGTTCTCCTAGTCCGTAGACCCTCCAATAGTTCTCATCTATTTCCTTGAGTCTTTCAATCTCTGCCTTGATCTCTGCCCCTAAAAATGGGTTATCCTTGTAGGTGGTTTGATAGAATTCTACATCCTTCCTAGGTAGCACTTGGTCATAGATCCAATGGAACTCTTCCGAAGGGTTAAAATCAATGATCACCTTCTCATTTGTACGGAAAAGCAACTGCTGCCAATCTTCAAAATTCAGTTCGTTCGCCTCATTGGCAAAAAGCAGATCTCGCTTTCTACCCCTGATCTTCTGAGGCATATCCAAAGATATGAATTCAATCGTGTTGCCGTTTAGCTTGTATTCGCTTGCTGTCTTTGAGTGATCATCTTCAGAGTAGATCTCATGATCTTTCAGGATGGTTAGGAAGTCACGCATGACAGTACCCCTCAAAGCAGGGTAAGTCTTTCGGCAGATCGTTATGATCTTACCCGTGTTCTTTTCGCAGTAAGAAAAAATAATCCAGAGAAGGATGTTGTAGGTCTTCCCCGATCTAGTGCCACCTTGCTGTACTACTATCTTTGATTTGCTAGTTTCAAGGTGACGGAATACTTTATTCGTTTTGATGCTAGATACTGTCATCCACTATCTTGACTTCAAATATTTTTTGACCCTTTGAAGTGATATCTGTTTTTTGCTCAATCTTTCCATGAGCGGAATCCATAAGTTCTTTATAGGCTTGAACATCCCCTTCCCTAGCCTTTTTGATTAAGGCTAAGGTCATCATGTCTTGTTGTTCTAGTTCTTCAGTTTGCCCCGTAATAGGGTTTCTTTCTTTCATCTTCACCTCAAGCCATTCCCTTACTAGGGTAGAACGATTTCTAGCCCCTTTCGGTCTTCCGTTGGGGTTGCCACTTTCTCCAGGCTGAAACTTGTATTGCTCTATATTTTCGGGGTTTGGCATCGGTGTATTTTCGGTGTTAATCTAGTTTTTCGTTTCCTACTTCTGTAGCCTCTACTGCTTCTACTTCTTTTTCCTCTAGTTTGTTCGGAATGCCTGCATCATCTAGCAACTTCTTAAACAAGTAAGCGAGATCAAAGATTCCTTGCTCTTCATCTTCAAGGGTTACGCTGATCACCTTTTTTGCACTATTGAAATTCAATTGAAATTTTGACATGGTTTTTTTGTTTTGGTTTTGTAGTGAGGGTAGGATTACCTCAATCTATCCCTATATCTTTTTGCCATCATATTTTGTATGGCCTTACATTCATTACATCTACATCCTCTATTGTAAGCACCCTTACTAGGATGTTTTTTAAGTTTATTGGTATCAATGCCTCCTAATAATTTTATTCTACCTTTATCAAATCCATCTTTCCAATTTGCTTTAGCTGAACCTAAAAACAAATGATTTGGATTAACACACAATCTGTTGTCACAAGAATGACATACATACATACCATCAGGGATTTCTCCTATGTTTATTTGATAAGAAACCCTATGTGCATCAACAACTTTTCCATTTAATTTAAATGCACCATAACCTGTCTTCCCCCTTAATCCTGCTTTCCACAACCAACAACTCTCAGTCATATCTACTTTATCAAAGAACCTTGTCATATCTGTTCCGTTTTGTATCCATGAATATACGAACTTTAATTTAATTCAGCAATGAAGAACATGGTATTTCTACCATGCTCAACAATTGCCTAAGTCGAGGACAGGATTCGAACCTGCATGGTAGGCTTATCTAGAAAGCCGTTTGAAGTACCTATTATAAAAGTCTTATGAATATTTCTGCTTTTATTTTTAGCGTTTCCCTATGTACTTCCCGTAATAACAGGGTACACTTTCCGCCACCTGACTATCTTTTTTTTAAAACGGAAGATCGTATTCTTCAGCCTGATAAGGTACGGCAGGCATCTTGTTTTCCTGTGGCTTTGCACCTTCCTCCTTCTTGTAATCGTTCAAAGTGATTGCCACATCCTTTCCGTATTCGTTTGGCTTATCGTAGATGTTAATGTTTAGGTTCACATACTTCTTGCCGTTATAGGTGTAAGTATGTGCCTCGGCATCGGAAAGGCAGATAGCTGCCGTGATCCAAGAATCACTTCTCTTCTTGCCGTTTCCTAGTCTTGTTTTTGGTTTGTTGTCCATGTGTTTATTTATTTGGTTTTCTTCTTCTCTTGATCGGCTTATTTTCAATCACCCTTTCTTCTGTGTTGAAAGGTAACTTGGTCACATCCTCCACCTTTTCTTCTCTGTACCAGGTAGTATTTGCCTCATTCGTGTACCAATTGTAGACTGCCGTTACTAGTTCTGCCCTACAGCTACTGCACCAATGTGAGAAGGTGTGCTTCTGACTGATGTAGGTAGTGTATAGGTGGATCAATTCCGTATATACTGTCTTGGAATAATTGCGAATAAAGGAGTGTTTCTTGTAGCACTCGTATAGTTCGAAGTGCTTCTTGAATAGTTCTTGATCTTCTGCTGTCATAGTTCAAATTTGTTAGTGATGTGTTCCTCTACTATCATGTAAATGAATGGAGTAGCACTACCTAGAAATATTGCCTCATCTAATTCTGTATTTAAAATGAAGTAAATCATCGAAGTCCAGAAGCACATACAGAAAGAGCAGTTAAAGGGCTTGCCTAATTTCTTTCTTGTTAGCCTCATATAGATTGCAGGGACATTTACAATGTAGAAGTAGATTAGGGTGATCCCTATTGACCCTAGTATACCAATTGTGATTTGATGCATGATCTTATTTTTTTAATGGTTATGAAAATTGAAGTATGCGGAATTCCTGTCTGCTTTGATACCTTGCGAACGCTTCCTAGTTCCACATACATTCTGAGAATCTCTTGATCGTACCAATATAGTCCCTCTATGATCTTTGAAATTGAGTCTGCTACCGCTTGGCTGTTATCTATTTCCTCCTCCTCTTTTATGAACTTAACTATATCTTCCACCGGAACAAGGGCTGCATACATCCTACCGAACTTGCCGTACTTTGAGTTGGTTTGATTGCAGCAGATCCGAACTATCCAGAACTTGAATACCTGCTTTCCCTTTGCTTCTAGTTCCTTGAGTTTGCCTTGATCGTAGTCTAATACTATCACCGCCACCTCTTGCCGTAGATCCTCCCATAGATCTTTCCCTATGTTCTGAAATACATATTTGAACTCCTGATCATATAGCCATTCAATAGCTTTCATTTAAGGCTAATTACTTCGCCCGTAGGAAGTCCTGAATAGTCGCATAACCATCCATTCCATTCAAAGCGTACCTCCTTCTCTCTGCCATTATATGATGCTGCAAGAAGCCTGATCTGATGCTGTACTAGTTCAATGTTTTGAAAGCTACCCTTACCCTTATTCATCCACTTAGACCACTCCCCATTTGAAAGCCGATAGCGGATTTCTAGCGAGTAGTCTAGTTTAGATTTTGGGAGCATTCTAGGCATTTATTTCTTCTCTCTGATCACTACTTCCAATCCTACCGCTTCACAGATCATCCTAAGATTGAACAGGCTTATTGATTCCCATCCGTTCTCCACTTGGTTGATAGGTGCATGGCTTAGACCTAGCTTCTTGCAAAGTTCTAGCTGTGTAAATCCGCTTTTCTTTCTTGATCTTCTGATTAGCAATCCTTCTTCTACGCTCATTTGGTTTGTTATTTTTTACGAATATAGGATAAAAATTAATATCCTATTTTTATAGGTGAATTTTGTCTAAAAAGGTAACATATTATAAATCCCCATCTGAATAAATTCTTCCCCTTTCTTGACTATACACTTCCTCACATTCAATTCAAAGACCATCTTGTCATCAAAGCCGTACTTCTTCTGCGCCAAATCTAGGGTGACTTTTATACCATTGTCAATGTCAGAGGCTTTGCTGCTGAACCCGAAAAATAATTCCACCCTAAGCATAGTATTTGGGTCAACCTTTCCAGCAGGCATCCGTAGTAGCATACTTTTTTCATGATCCCTGTAGGCTGCTGATTTTATCTTCCTTCCTAAGAATGCGCCATTGATTGACAAAGGCTTTTCATTTATTTTAAATTGTATCATTTGCAGATCCGATAGAGTAAGTCCATGCCGATAGCATACAGGGATACAATGACCATGAATAAAAGCCCGAAGTCATAATCAAAATTGAAAAGAACAAAGATCGAAAGTAGAACAGACTGAATGCTAAACAGATCTTGCTTTGAAGGAATGAATTTTTGAAGTATCTTTTTCATATTGTTAACTGCTTATCTAGTTCATTATATTTTTCAATGGCTTTGAATATCTTATAGACTACTTGAGGCACAACTGCGTTTACCTATAATTTAAAATTTAATATACTTAAAATAATAAAAGTTGATTTTTAGTTCTCATTTTATATATTGGTAATAATAATTCTTCAAAACCTTCTATTTCTTTACCTATGTATTTATGACAATAAGAATATCTAACTAATCTATTTTTGTAACCCTTTTCATCTGAATATTTTACATCTTCTCTTTTTTGCATATTATGTGAAGTTCCAATCCAATTATAATTATTATTAAAATACTCACCTAAAGATGGGTTTGCTGTTTTTATATATAAATCATTCCCATTATTCCTAAATACACCACCAATAAAATTACATATTTTTGACCCTATTCCAAGACCTTGATAATCTGGAACTACAACTATTCTTGAAATCGCTACACCGTTTGCGTTATTATTTCTTGGAGTATTTAAAATACAACAAATAGAAATAGGTTTGCTATTAAGTTCAAATAAAAAACATTTAGATGAAACATTTAATTCTTCTGTCAAATAATGATGTTTTTTGAAGAAGTCCCAAGTTTTAGCCTCGACCCTACTAACTTGTAACTTAATTTCTGGCCTACCTTGCCTAAGATAGTCGCACTTTTCGAGTGCGCCTCCTTTTTGTGGTGAGCAAGTCCAATCTGGCATAAGCCATTCTAAAATGTCATAATGACAAGATGCTAAAATAATCCTTTTGTTTTCCCTACGAATATATTTCTGTAATGCGAAACTCATAGCTTTTGCAACATCTCTATCTACAACAGAAGTATATTCATCAATCAATATAATTTCATTATCTTTTGCAGATGCGACCAAATATGCTAATGTTGCCCTATATTGTTCTCCATTACTTAGTGTATGAAATGGTCTTAACCAAGTTGGAACAGAACTTAATCCCATTGATGTTAACACTAATGTAACTTCTTTGGGATCTAACCAATTAAAATTACTAATTAATGGTTTTTCAAAGTCAAAATTTACTTTTTTAATATCTCCCAACTTTTTTAAAATTGTTGTTTTACCACTTCCACTTCCTCCTAAAATTATACCTATATTCCAATTAAAGTTTTTAGCTTCTTCTAAATTCATAGGGATAGATACAAAAGTTTCTTTTGTGTTCTGAATATCAAAAGCTTCGTACACATACTTAGTGTATTTATCATTTAATATTTTTGTTTTTAATTCAATATTTGCCATTATTTTTTTTATTTAAAATGGTGTTATAGTTTCTTGATTAAATTGAAAATCTTCTATTCCGGATCTGTGGAACTTCTCCACCCTTGGTTCTTGAACCGGTTCTGAACCGGTTACTTTTTTTGCATTATCAAAGTAGTCAAAGCCATCCTTCCCCATGTACCTATTCTTCTTTCTGTTGAAGTCTATGGTGATTTCAAAGGGAATACCTACTAGTTTCTGCTTCTTGATCTTATCCGTTTTGATTATCACTGTAGTATCATTCGGATCTGTGGCTCTATTAGGTCTCCATACAGAGATAGAATTGTCGGTGCTATCTGCAAAAGTACCACCACCTTTGATTTGATACAGGCTAGGTGGAGGGTAGTTTCCATCCTTTTCCTTCCTAGGTGTAGTCTGGTGCATTACAAGGTGATAGGATACATTGCTCTTTCTAGTGAAGTTGATTCGATCCATCATGAACCTAGAAGCATACAGGTGTTCGGGTTCTCCTGCTGTCATCTCGTGCCTGATCTTAATGTATGGATCTACCACTACCGCCTTGACATCCTTCTCCCACACTAGGTACTCAAATACGCTTTCAATCTGATCTATTGTGAAATCAGGTACACCATTCTTCTCAGGGTAGACAAAGTAGAAGTTGTCCTTAACCATGTCAAAAGCTTTCAAGTATTCTTGCTCACTCACATCGAAATTTTTATAAAACCTATCCGTGCTTTTTCCTAGGATAGTGTGAATGATGTCATCAAAGAATTCATCCGGTGGGTAGTTCTCAGGGCTGAAGAAAGCAAACTTCCATCCTTCATTTATTGCCTTCAATACACAAAGGAAAATCAAGAACTGTGACTTGCCTTCATTGTTATATCCTGTCCACAAGTTAAATTCTCCTGCCTTCCAAGACCACATTTTATTCTGTATACCTCCACTACTGATTTGATCTAGATCCCTTACATAGGTCTTAGATCCTGCCTCCTTACCCTTACGGAAGTTCTGAAGCATTGAATCCCTCTGCCCTGCAAAGGTCTTGATTGATCC